TCCCCCTTGGGTCCCTGCGGTCCGGTATCCCCCTTGGGTCCCGGAGGCCCCTCCGCTATGATCTGCGCGGTTATGGCCACCTGCGGTTCAATGGCTCCGATCAACTCATTCATCCGTGATTTCCTCCATGACCCGAAAGCTGCTTGGCGGGATGATCGTCGTCACCCTGCCGCTCGCATAGGTCAGCTGCACGTCGTATTTGTATGTCCCGAAATCAAGCGCCTTGGTGTCTTCCGGAGTGATCTCGATCACCGCTTTCCCATCAGCGAACGCCGTGACCGTCTTTTGCATCACAGGGTCCTTCTGATAAGCGTCCGTCTTCACAGTGAGGTATACCTTGTCCCCCTCTGAGAAGGGATGATCGCTGCCGTCAGGGTTCTTGCAGGATACTGTAATGCTCTCGCTGTCTCCGCGTATCATGGAAATGTCCGCACCACAGATTAACATTTTCCGCCTCCTATCTGAAAGCCATGTATTGATAAGTTACTCCCGGCTCGTTGAGGGCGGCTACACGCCCGGCGACAGGCGTGGAAGCATAGAGCACCGAAAATCCGGTGTCAGTGACCATTACGGCCTGTGAAGAACCGTCTCTGGAGAGAAAGGCCGCGCGGAGAGCAACGGTGTTCTGGTCCACCGGCTGGAATGGATTTTTGCCCACGGCGAATATGATTCCAAAGGACGGTGAGAACCCTAGGGCAATTTCCTGCAGGGGTTGCCCATCCCCCTCGTAGCTGCCGAATATTGGAATGGCCCCTGTCCATGCCATACGTTCCTGTATGAAGACGTGCGCGGCTCCGTTAGACGTATGGGCGTGAATCGCCTCATCGATCTTTCGATTATCCGCATTAAAGTCATCCATCTTAGGCTTGTCTGCGCCCACCCACTGGTTCAATCCAACATGGGTCGTCTTTCCGCTGCTACTCATTATGATGCCCCCACTATACTTCATAAAAATCGCGCCAATACGGGTCGTTTCGCGCGCTTGTGACTGCGTAAACTTTTTTCGTCGGATTGTATGTCAGCTTTATGTAATCTAGAGGATCATCCACACTCTGGATGCCATCAGCCACAATGGATGCCTTTGTCGCAATGACTCCCAAAACGACATAGGTTCCGCTCGCCTTTGCGCATAGTACTCTGTCCCCGGCGCGAGCCATGCATGATTTTAAAACCTTATACTTTTTTCCTGACGAGTTTGCTTCCCCATCAAAAACTAGCTGTAACCCGTCGGCATGTACCGCATGAATAATGGCGATTGCAAAAGGGGATTCTTTTTGAGGCTCCGAGAAAACAAACGGGTTATTTGTCATACTATCACCAGCCTTCTAAGTGTATGTTTCATTTCCGCCCCGGCGCGCAGCTCGAACGACCAGCCTGTTTCCTCGAATATTCCGGACAATCCGCCCTTTCTTACGACGATGATATTATTCGCCCAGTGATATGGATTGATTGCCGTCGAAATCTCTACCGTTTCATAGATTTGATTCGCTTCAAATGCTGTTCGCTTCACATATTCGTCGATCTCTGCCTGAGACGAGATCATATCTGGTCGATAGATCGCCACATTCCTTCCACGGTTAATAGTGGACACCGGGGATTCAGGGCTGTCATTTACCCGCTCCGCCCGAAACGTCTGGTCAAGATCAGGATTGTCGCAAACCGCGATAAATACATTTGGCACCCCCATCAAATCCGCTGTCGACGAGATCTCCGCCCGTAGAATGGATAGGCTGTCGTCCAAATATGAAAAATCAACTGCGCTGGGTGACGGCTCCCGATATCTGCGAATGATGTAACGCCCATCCTCATCGCAGGACACCGGGCGGAAATTGATCTCCGCCAACAGAGTGTTGACGATATCCAGTTTCGAGACGCCTATGTCAAACTCCCGGTCGACTGGAATCACGGTGTCAGAATCGTCCATGACCAGAACATTATTCGCTCCGGCATTTATCATGACGCTCGTTACCGCGTCCAAATACCGGGTTCCCGATGCAATATAAATCCGGTCCGTGGCGCAGTCCTCACGCAACAGGACCGTTCCGTCATATGCTTCGATCTCCCACGTATTGACGCCAGGTTCAATCCGCTCCGTGCACGTTCTCGGTAGGTAGACGCCCACCGGCTTTTCTATCCACTCGTCGCGCGGAGATATGTTCGCCACATCCCCATCCAGGTCATCCCAACTCAACCGCGCTGCATCCCATTCTTCCGCATGCCTCCCGGCCCTGTCGATCTCCGTCCAGGTTTCCAATGGGATTGCCCCACCGGCGTTATGCCGAAGGATCATAACAACCGGGCGGATGCGGTCCTTTATGATGTCAACCGGCTCTGATGTTTTGATTCGCGCCGACCCCATGATCTGGGCCGTGCTGTCCATAGCGACGCTCCCGGACGCCCTGATCGATCGCATTTTTACTCCGTCCCGGATGATATCAAATCGAAACGCGACCCTCCGCATCCCACCTTTCGCAAAAAGCGCGTTTTGTACCGTCTTTTCCATCCTCACCCCTCCGGTGGATCATATGAGATTTCTTCCATGTAATCCACCCTGTCGATCGATACCGTTACGTCAGTGGAGAACCAGTCCCGTTCCAACCCCATGGAGGATATCACGCCATAGCACCGATGCCCCCTCTTTTCCCGGTAAAGAATCACCTGTCCCGAACTCATCCAGTTTTCAAGCCGCGCCGCGCCTTCCCCGTCACGAAACGACGCGGATACTGTGACCTGCTCGTCCGCAAATCCTCCAAATTCATACACCGGATATTTTCTTCCCGAATAGTGCGTCCGCTCTCCGGTTGCCTGCAACCGGCCGGAATGTACCGCTTGTTCCGCTCGCCTGTACTTTATCCGCAGCATATCCGACAGGTCGGCTGATGGGGAGATCACCGCGAAGCATCCAAGCTCTATGGTTACATCCACCGGCTCGCTGTCCGAAAAATTATCGAATTCGTCCACTCCCCGAAGTATGTATCGGTGTGCCCCCACACAGCTGTAATCGGTATACAGACGGTCGATTTTTGCAATGGGCACTCCGTCCCGGAGCAGATAAAATTTGGACGAGCCCCCGGTTTCCGCGATCGCAAACTTTGCGTATCCGGCCCCCGCCGCTCCCGACAAAACAGGAGGCGCGGGTTTTTGCGTCCGGATTTCAAACGGCCTTTCGGCCCAATCCGAAAATTTCAGCGAGCTGTTTTTATAGCGTAGCCGAGCAGTATAGGTTCCGTCATCAAGATAGACCGGAACCACATGTACAAAGGCATTTGACGCGACCTCCCCGGTCTGGTATATGGTCTGGTTTCCCCGTTCAATTTGCAGTTCATAACATATTTGCCCAATGGATTGCCACGTTACGACCGAGCGAGACTTTTCCGTCACGCCCAAAATCACCGGAACGGACGGGATGGATTGCACAATAATTTGCGCGCCCTCGCTCCAATCCCCCGCACCGTGGGTATTCCAGCCCCGCGCGCGCCACCACAATTTCCCGGCGGGAAGCGATAGGGGCGGCACGGTACAACTATATCGGTCGGTCTCGGCGGAAAAGAAATCCGTCCACGCCACGCCATCAGCACTGTATTGCAGATCTATTCTTGTTTGCGGCTGGGCATCTGCCGCAGCATAATTCCATCTGAATTCTGTCTCGTACTCCCCGTAGACGTAAGTGTCAGCCGGGGATACCGGGCTGACTATGGGGGTATTGGTTGCTGTAGTCGCCTCGACCGTTCCCGACTCGAAAGTCATCCCCGAGTCGTAATCTGCCTCCACCCGCCAGTTGAATGGACCTACCGGCAAAGTGTTGGCCGGAATGTTGCAGGTTTCGGTTCCGCCAGATACGGTGAAGACTTGTTCTGTTCCCAATGCCAGGTCGGTCACAACCACACGGGCGGACATCTGCGATATATCTTCGAGGATGATTCCTGAAAATCTCGCAACCCATGAGAATGTCTGCGGCGTCTTTCTATCGACATACCCACCCGCAGGCGTCATCTGCGAAAATTCCGGTTCGGCGTCCTCGGCTGTGATACGGTAATAGGGTTTTCTCGAGCTTCTCGATGAATAAATCGCCCTGCTCGTTCCCCAACCTGACCAGAACGCCGTTCCCGCCAACAGCGCCGGCAACTCTTCGAGTTCTACATACGTCGAATTGGCCCACTCGTCAGAGCTCCCTCCGGCCAGCGGCATCGAGACAACATTCTCTTTGTCCCACGCATTGATATTTTGGATGTTTTCTTTTCCGGGGACGTTCGCGTTGTTCCAGGTAATTTCATTTTCATAAAACGGAGTTTGTGTTGAATAACCGCTTTTTAAAACGATCGCGCCATTGATCTGATTTCCCGCAGCAATGCACACCGACAATCGGGCAGCAGTTATGCGCTTCTTCTTTAATTCATCAGGTATCCCAAATCCAATGATCGCAATTTTACTTTGACCATTGTTTGATTCGGTTCCGGCGTCCATTGTATCGCCCGTACTGTAATTTGTTTGCGGGTATGCCTGCCGTATCAGCGCGGACTTGTTCGCCTCGCAGGTAATCGAATATGTAGCCATTACCGCTTCCTCCCGTCCTGCCGCGCGTTCTTTGCCATCTCCACAATATCGTTAAATTCACGGACGTTCTTCGCGTCGATAGTCACATAAAATACACTCCCACCCGAAGCCGCCGCCCCAGTTGAAGCCCCCGGATAGTTCACCACAAAGTCCTGTGTTGTCCGATTCTGTAGGCTTCCCGCCACATGCGACATTGCCGCCTGCATCTGGCGCAACGCCCTGGGCATTTCAATTTTAAAACCCTCCGCGATACCTTGTGGCAAATAGCGCCCCACATCATCTCGAAACACCCGAGAAGGGGACTTGATTTTCCAACCGTCTTTCGCCGTTTTCGTTACCTCGTCCACGACATTTTGCATTGCGCTGACTGCGGCCCCGGACCCATCCTTGATTCCTCGTGCAATTCCCTGCGGCACCCTCACGCCCGCTTCCTGTGCTCGCTGAACAAGCTCGTCAAATTGCCGTTCGATCGCCTCTAAAGTGCCTTTTGTAATAAGGCCCTTTTTGTAGTTCTCTCTGGCCTGTTCCAGTGCTATGCGCTGCTTTTCTATTCCCGACTCGGTAAGCTTACCGATGTCGCTCCACCCTACACCGTAAGCATCTACGAACTTCTCCATCGCGCGGGTGCTGTTGCTGGCAATCGCCTGCATTCCATATTCATAGTTTTTGATTGTAATCAAATGGTTGTCCGTTATTTTTCCGTTTTTCTCGAAGGCATCCGACAGTTGGTTCACTTCACGCTTTAGAATATTGATTTCACGCAATCTTGCTGGGCTAAACGAACTTGCCTGTTCCGCCTGTAGCTGCTGAATCCTCGCCAACCTCTGTTCGACTCCGTATTGCAGTTCCGCCTGTTGAACCTCTTTTTCACGGATGTTCAAGATTGCTTCGCGGTACTCCGGCTCCATTGCTTCAAGTACAATTTTCGCGCGTTTCATCGCGATCATCTGGTTGATCGCTTCCGCGCCCTTTTCATATGCAATCCGCTCGTTGTCCACCCATTTAATGCTTCCAGGCAGGACCTTGTTGATCTCGTCGGTGATCATTTTAACGCGAGTCTTATTTTCTATTACCCGACCGGACTCGTCTACATAGCTTTGAAGCTCTTCCCACAGACGACGGGTATAGCTGATTTCCGCCATCCCCGCATCGATATTTTCACGACGTTCTGCCTTGAGTTCGGAAAGGGTTTCCTTCTCTTCCTTCATCTTTTTATTCAGCGCGTCAACCTCGGGGATCGCTTTCTGCGTATTGTAAACAAGGCTTGCTATAACAGCTACAATAGCGGCGATTGCCGCTACCGTCATGCCTGCAGGAGTGGCAATAAGCGCTGCATTGAAACCTAACGTGGCCCCTGTCGCCGCAATGGCTACCTTGGTTTCCGCCGCCATAGTAGCAGTGTGAGCAATTGTAGTTGTTGTGCCCGCAGCGGTGGCAACTGTGTTTTTTGCCTGAGCTGCCGTTAAAACACTGATTATACTTGCGAGACTTCCTCCTGCACTTATCAAGGGCCCGATTGCGGCCCCTACCGTCCCTACGCCAATAATAGCGTTTTGAGTCGTTTCATCTAAATTATTAAACTCCTCCAGCAGGTCAGAAACCCCGTTAGTAATCTTTGTGACGATCGGCTGTAGCTTTGCTCCAAGTCGCGCAAATTGTAATTGCAACTGGTAGGCGGCCTCTTTACCCTCAATCATAGCGGCATTGTTTTCTTCAAAGGTTTTCGTCGCTTTGGAAAGGTCGGTTTTCGCCAGCTCGTCCAGTACGAATTGCGCGCCTTTCCCTCGATCGCCCGCTTTCTCTAACCCAGCCGCAAATTTTTCGGTGTTCACGCCGAGACGGTCCAGCAATTCGGCGAACTGCCCGGTCGCTTTCTGTGTCGCGATAGTTTCCTGGAGGCTGTCGGAAAGAGACTCTATTTTAAGAGTATCCGGGAAACGCAGAACCGCGCCAGAGAGCTGCTCTACTATCTGCACAATATTGTCGTTGGTATATCCCGCTTGAAGAAGATTGGACAGTGCCTCCACGTTAGAGTCCAGCTCACCCGTGACCGCGTTCAGAAACGCCATCCGGTCGTGCAAAATTCCAACTCTGACTTCCGCAAGTCTCGCGTTGTTCTCAAGCTTCGACAGGGATCCCCGGGACTCCTCGGTGCCCTTCGTCAGCAGTGCGAACCCAGTCGTCAGTGGGGCCGTGACATATTTTGTCATCGTTCCGCCAACGGATTTCATTCGTTCTCCCATTACCGACGCGGTCTGGGATATCTTTTCCATCTGTTCCTTAAACTTTTGGAGCTTTACATTTTTAAGTGCATTCGCCTTGCTGCGGGTTTCTTCCAATGCTTTTGCTGTTTTAATTGCCTCGGTCTCCGACTTGGCAAGCGTTGTTTTCCACTGGTTGACACTTTTTCCCGCCCCCATGTAGGCGTTCTGCGCCTTAACGACGGCCTTCTCCGCCTTTATTACGGCTTCCTTCTGCGCATCCAATCCCTTTGTGGATGCCTTTCCGCTGGCGGTCATTTCGTCGAGCTTTTTTTTAGCGTCCTGATAATCGATGTTCGCAGATTGCAGCGCCTCCGCAGCTTCCTGCTGTTTCTTCCGGTAAGCGTCCAATGCCTTTTGTGCAAGTGCGATTTTCTGCGCCTGCCCCTCTACGGCTCCAGAGTAGATGTCAGCCTTCTTCGCCAGTGCTTCCAGTGATTCATCGCCATTATCGTATTCTGCGGCTAATTTTTCCAGTTGTGCCTGAAAACTCTTTTGCAGGCTGTTTATGGATTCCAGCTGCTTACGATATGTTTTTTCTCCGCCCAACTCGATGACCGGCCCTATACTGGCAGAACCTTGCGACATTTCGTTTCCCCCTATCAAAACTTTGTTTTCGACCGCTCAAAAGTCAGGTTGAAAATTTTTCCATCCCATGTTATCATGTGGGCAAGAGGAGTGGTAGCTATGGCGAAATGTAAATTGTGTCATGAAGACAACTTGGTAGATAGCCATGGATATTGCGGGCCATGCAAACGGTTTATCGCTAAAGAAATCAAACTTTCCAGAGCGGCTCTTTCTGATTTGGCAAAAGCCAGCGGAGAAGATATGACAGATGCACGTCGGCAAGAAATGTTGTTGCGCGCCAAAGACGCATGCACTGTCCTTAAAAAATATTCCAAGACCCCATACTATAAGGGCGACTTGGAACGGGAGTGCCGTCGTTCGCTTTTTCTTCTCGGAGGGACAAGTCAGGAATATCGGGAAATCGTCGGATATGGGTATATTGTCAAAAGAATTGTTTTAAGTATCGTTATAGTCATCTTAATCTTCGTAATCGGATTTTGGCTCTATATATCAGGGTATTAACCGGAGAAAACTACGGGATGTCTGGGATCATCTGGTCATCGTCAATAGTCTCCTTTGGTTTGGCGATCCCCTCATGAATTTGATAGCACTTGATCAAGTCCATAATCTCTCCCAACGGCATCGCCCAGAATTCTGCTGTGTGAAAGTTCAACAGCTTGCCGTACATCTGGACCCACGCAAAGCTTATTCGCTCTGCGTGGGTTCCGCGTTTTTTGGGGAATCCTCCGTCTCAATTTCTGTTTCCATCCCGCCGAACAGCGCCGCCATGAGTTTTTCGCGCAGTTCAACGTCGTAATAACCGACAAGCGTTTCGAGGTCCTCTGCAGTTGGTGTTGTAATCTCAGAGCCATCAACCAGTTTGACGTATCTTGCTCCCTCCGCCAACATGGTTTCGAGCAGCCACACGGTTTCATCGACCGGATTGTACTTTTTATCCACCCCAATCAGGGCTTTGCTTACTTCCGACAAATCCCCATAACGCTCTGTCGCTTGCTTTGCGGCCCGGACGGAAAAATTAAGAGGATACGCCTTGCCGCCGATCGTAATCTCGGTGATTCGGTTCATGTGCCCTCCTTACGCCCCGGGGGCCGAGGTGTCCGCCAGCACGGATTTGATATATGCTTCGGCGTCCGATTCCGTGTCAAAGGTCGCTTCACGTTTCCAAACATGCTTTGCGCTGTCGTCTCTCATGATCGTCGCTTCCAGTTCTGCGGTCTGCCATTCAATGGTCTCTCCCTGCGTGGTCGCCGCGTCTGACGGGATTGCAAACATCACTTTGGTAAACACAACTGCACGCCACTTAATTGCATTGTTGCGCTTTTTCTTGATGACACATCCAAACCCGAGATATGGCGCTATGGCGTCATCATCGAAGACCAACTCTTCAATTTCCTTGCCGCCGATCGTCACGCTCTTCGGTGTAATACCCAGCAGCAACGCACTACCCGCTTGATCAAGGTCGTCTGTCGTGATGGTCATGGTGCCGCCCTCGAAAGACTTGTCGCTCTCTGCGACACCGTTATCTGCATAAAGATTATTGCTTCCATCGCCACTGCTGATCTCGGCAGAGAACTGCACGGCTTTTGCCAGCCGGGTAACATCGGTATATGATACCGTCCCGTCCGTGTTCACATACTTTGCCACATGGGGGTTGCTGACGCCAATCGTTGCCATATGATCACTCCTTCAATGCTTTCTTAACTTCTTCGTCGACGACGCGTTCCATTTCTTTGATTGCCTGCTTTTTCGCTGCATTTACCGCAGGCCGTACAAACGGTTGTTTTTTTCTAAAAGACGTTCCACTTTCAATTGCCCGCGCAAGCAGTTGATTCGGTAACCCTTTTGGGTACTTCTTTGTGGGGCGACTCCCATAGCCGTCAAAACCCGCCTTGGTATTCACCACGCCTTTCTCATCCGTATCCACCGGCGCAATTCCAAAAGAATCGATCAAGTCCTGTTTCTGCCATTCCGGGGTGACGTTCAAGGCATTCAAGTTTTGGCGGATTTTATCAGCAACTACCTTTGCCCCAGCATAAACCGCCTTTTTTGCTGTCTCCTCCGAGTTTTTGCACATGCGTTCCATCTGCTCAACGAGCGTATCTAATCCTTTGACTTTCAGCTTAGCCAATTTCCCACACCCATTCGTGATGGTACAGGCCAGTGTCCTCTTCAAACTGGGTGGAGTTCCAACGGAACGATATCTCCGCATCGGAAAGCGCCCGCTGAATCTTTTCAAACAGCGGCTCCCGGCTGGATTTGGTGAACAGGTCGATTGTGCCGGTGATCACCTGCTCCTGCATCTGTCCGTCCGCCCAGAGGGAATCCCCCTGTCCATCCTCCGCCCACACGATATAGGGCGGGATTCTCTTCATAGCGTTGAAATGCCCTACATTTTTTGAAACGGTAAGCAACGCGTTTTTTACCACATCAACCGATGCCATATACTTGTTCCATCCTCTCCAGAGTCAGATCCATGACGGCCGGCTGCGCTTCCTCCGGGTACTGCACCTGCTGAATTCGATACTGTACGCCGTTCACGACCGCGATATCCTGCGTGGAGACGCTTGCAAGGCCCGCCACACGAAGCAATTGATCCGCCTGTACGTTTTCCTGCTTCGCCGCCCAGTACCGCTTTACGCCCACTGTGCGCCGCTTAAAACGCAGGACGCATTTCAGCTTCAGATTCGGTGCCGGTGCCTCCCCGAGTTCGGACTCGTCGGCCACGGAATAGATTTTCACGACGCCGTCGTTAAACTCCTGATGCTTCCCCCGTATCACCTTTTACCTCCTCGCTGATCTGCAGCGCCAGCAGCTCATGCAGGTAGTTCCCCTGGAATTCGTCCAGCGCGTTTGACCGCACATAGCGGGCGTAGTCGAACAGCAGCTCGCGCGGTTTGTCCTCCGTGCTGTAATCCAGTTCCCGCCCCGCGATGCCGTCCAGATATTTCATCCCCCGCCCCAGGATGCCGGAGAGCTTTCTATCGCCCCCCGGGTCATCCCAGGTGATGTCGAGGTAATTCTTCGCGGCGGCCAGCAGTTGAGAGTCGGCCATATACGCCGCCTCCTTACGCCTGCGCCTTGGTGGTCACGGTGCCCTTGACCTCGTTTACGACGACCTGCTTGACGGTGGGCTTGAGGTTGGTAATGTCCGCGTAGACAAAGGCGTTGTTGTCCAGCGGTTCGCCGTGGCCGTAGAGCTTCACGAGATAAACGCGCTCATCCTCGAGGAAGTGGTACTCGTCCGAATACTCGATCTTTCCCGATTTCGCGGTGCCCAGCCCCATGAAGTAACGGTCTCCAAGGCCGATGATCGCCCTATTCGCGGGCACCTGAACCGACTGGATGATCGTAGTGGGGAATGGGAGGACGTTGTTGACGTAGGTGCCGTCCGTCGCCCGGACGGTCGTAGCGGGCATGATCTTGGTCAGGTAGTCGTTCGGGTTGACGACCATCAGCACCCGTTCGATGGTGCGTGCGTGCCCGTTCGGCGTCTTTGCCATTCCCGCGAGCAGGGTCCCATATGCGACCGGGTCGAGGCTGGTGACCGCCACCGGCGTCTTTTCGGGATAAACGCCCGCCGTCACCGTGACGCCGTCCCCCACCTGCCGGTTCATGCCGATCGGCATATCCTTGCCGGTGCCGTTGATGATCGCCTCCTCAAGTCCGAGGGAAAGCGCCTCCTGCAGCACCGCCCGCACATAACGGTCCAGCCACACCGGGCCGAGGTCGAGCATCGCTTTTGCCACCGGCAGGAACGCCGAGAGCTTGTTCAGCGTCATGTTCACTTTCTTGAAGCCGCCGGTCAGCTCCTTGACAATCTCCGCCGTCAGCGTCGACCATGTCGCAAGCTGCTTGGTTCCGGTGTTGACGATCATTTCGATGAGGCCCGACGTATTCTGGAAATTGATCGCGTCCAGAAGGGGATGCTGGTCGACGAGGTCGTCGAACACCGCGTCGATGGTCGTCTTCGGAAGAACCGCGTCCAGTTCGCCAAGCGCCTGCCTGGGATTGCTCGACCGCATCGCGCCGATCACGGCTTCGTAATACCGGTTCTCTTCACTCGTCAGCTGCCGCGCGCCGCGCCCGGCAAGAATCTGCCGGTCAAGCCCCTGCATGTAGCCGTCCGCCTCTTCGAGCACCTGCTTCTGAATGCTGTCGGCAAGGTCGGTCCACGCCTGCACGAACGCGTCTTCGTTTTCCTCCTTCACCGCCGCGCTCATCCGCTGCATGATCTCCTGCTTCTCCTTCTGCACAAGGTCTTTGTTCCTCATTGACTTACTCCTTTCCGCGCGAGAGCGCGTTCAAAAAATGAATGGGTTTCCGTGTCTCCTGCTGCTCCGCCTTTTGGAGCAGCTTTTTTGTCACCGCTTCCGCGATCAGGTCCGGGTCGATGGTGATCTGCGCCGTTGGCCTCCGGTTCAGGACCAGGTCCATCACCGCGTGCCGCGCGCTTTGGCTCGGGGCCAATCCCGTGCCCTCGTCCGCGATTCCCGTGGCGAACCCCATTTCGACCGCCGCCACGGGAGAAATCCACGTCTCGTTGTCCATCAGCTCTTTCAGCCTGTCTTCCGAAATCGTCACGTCCGCCAGATATGCTGCGACCGACGCCTGCGTGATGGCGTCCAGGTCGTCCGCCTCTTTGCGCAGCGCCGCCGAGTTCCCCTGCGCGCTGGTCCACGCGTTGTGGATCATCAGCAGCGACGCAGGGTTCATGATCCGTTCGTCTCCGGCCATGAAGACGACGCTCGCCGCCGAGCACGCAAATCCGTCGCAGACGGTGCGCACCTTTGCCTTATGGCGTTTGAGGCTGTTGTAGATCGCAAGCCCCTCTGCCACTTCCCCGCCGTAGGAGTTGATGTAGACGTTGATCGCGTCGGCGTCGATTCCGTCCAGCTCCTTCGACAGGGTGTAGCTGGACACGTCGCTTTCAAACCACTCCCACGATACGATGTCCCCGTAGATATGGATCGTCGCTTCGCTTCCCTCCTGATAGAGGGAGTAGTATTTCTTCATTTTTGCCCTCCTTTAACCTGTGTCCGCGCCCAGAGCCTTCAAAAGCTCCGCCACGGTCGCATAGTTTTTGGTCATGAAATGCTGCCACGCCCATGGCTCGTCGATCACCTGGTCACCCGTCAGCTTGCGGATATCGTTGATGCAGTAAGCCCCGGACGAAATCAGCTTGTCAATTGCGGTGGATACGCTCAGCAGGTCGACGTGCTTGACCGCCCGTGTGTCGATTTGCAGGTAAGTCCCCTGCGAAAATTCTCCGTATCCGCTTCTCTTGCGGTTGATCTCCTCCTGCAGCATGTCCGCCAGCGGGTCGATGCAGAATGTCAGGAACTGATCGAGCGCGTCAGACGTCCCCTGCACCTCTCCCGACAGGAGCGCCGGGGGAATCCCGAACGCCTTCGCCGTGAAGTCGGACACGTCGTCGATCATCGCCCGGATGTCCCGCGTCCCCTCGTTGGAGTAGGTCTTGCTTCCGAGGTCGTCATAATGGAACCCCTTGAAAAGCGGCATGACCGCGTTCTCCGCGTCAAAGAATGATTTGAAATTGCGGTTTTTGATATTCTCGTATTCCTGCTGCCAGCCGTTCGCCGCGACCGTGTCGACCGTGATAACGCCCTTCTGACCGCGCGACCGCCGGTAGCTGCGCATCCCGTAATCGATGAGCTTCTGGTAAGAGGCGTAAAGCCCGTTCGCAATCAGCCGCATGTTCTTTTCCGACAGCCGGAAGTAGAGGACCTCCGACTGCGTAAACGTCCGGTTGAAGGTGAAGTCCCCGACCTGCACCTGAGTAAAGACGTCGTCATATAGCGCGTAAGGCTTGCGGTCAAAACTGTCCGCCACCAGCAGCTGCCCGTTTTGTTCGATGATCAGCGCCTCGTTACGGCAGTAGAGCTGTGAAATCCACTTGTGAATAAAGGCGCTGCTGTTCTGGTTGGCGTTCGGCTCCACGTTCCAGAGATAATATTCCGGTCCGCGCGTTTCCTCGTGTTTGACAAAGGTTTTAAACTCGCATTTGCTGACCGCGTTTGCCACGATGTTGACGCATGACCAGAACGCCAGCTCCCGCACATGGATTTCCGACGCCAGCCCGAGGAAGTCTCCCGTCTCAACATCCGCGCTTGATACCCGCTCCACGCCGCCGCCCAGCTTCTCCAGCAGCCACCGTTTCAGGCTGATCCCCAATACACACCGCCTCCCTATCCAATGATGAAGCCCAGGTCCGGAACGTCCGGGATATATCCCGTCCCCAGCTCGTCTTCTATCGTCATTGACGCCGCGAGCGCCATAAACGGGTCTGTCTTGCGGCTTCGTCCCTCGATCTTCGCGTAGTAGTAGTTCCCCGTGTCGCTTCCCGCCGTCTTTCCGGACCGCACCTTCATGGTGTTGTTCGTCGCCCAGCGCAGCGGCGGGTTATCCCCCCACACAAAGTTCCGGTTGTTGAAGCAGCTGTCGATGACGGGGACCACCTTCATGATATCGGACGGCTGGACGAGCTTGACATTCTTTCGGTCCTTCGCGTCGAATCCAATCTGCCGAAGGCTGTTGGATAACAGCGCGTAACGATAGTTGTCCAGCGCCAGCTTGGAGATGTTGTACCGCTGACCCATCGTCACGATCCATTCGCATAAAAGGTCCGGGTGTATCTCCACGTCGTCGACAACGGTCAGGTGCCCTTCTTCCGCCCACTGCCGCCACGGGGCCTTGATGCGCGGGAGGTCCGCAGATTTGAGGCAGAGCCACGAATGGTTGATGTCGTACCGGATTTCTCCCTCCCGGAAGTGCAGGTTGGTGCTTGCGAAATCCCCCACCTTTACGAAGTCGACGCCCAGCGTGCATGTCCATCCATCCAGACCGGGGAGTTCCCGCTTCGTCGCCTCGATGTTCGCCCACTCGGTAACGGCAATCTCCCGGTTCGCTTCCGGAAGATTCATCCGCTTTGTCATGAAGTCGGTGAGCTGTTCCGGATTCGACTTCCACTCGATATATTCCTTCCGCGTCTCCTCCATGAGAATCGGAAGAAATGGCAGGGAAGGGTTCGCCTTCTGCCAGTTCTCCGGATCGTCGACCTCCTCCTTGCCATCCAGCTTGCAGATAAACGGTAGGAGGCCGTTGTCGGGCGTCTCTCCCCGGAGAATCCGTCCGCTCTTTTCCAGCATGTCATCCAGCGGCCCGCCCCGCACAATTCCGTTTGTGGTGAAGTAGGTGCGGCGCGGATGCTTCTTCTTTCCAAGCCCGGTTGTAAAGACGTTGATATTCGCGTAATTTTCGTACTGATGGATTTCGTTAAGGATCACAACGCCCGACCTCAATCCATCTTTCCCCTTTGGGCTGTTGGTGTGCCCCTTCAGGACGGATTTCGTTTTCCGCGACGCTACCTTTTCTTTTGTCCAATAGAAGTGCTTCCGCATCTTCTGACGGTTCACGGGACTCTCCATCATATCGATGACGTCCTCTACAGGGCGCATGGCCTGTTCTTCATTATTCGCGCAGATATCCACGTCGTAGTTTTTGATGCCGTTATGGGGCGACATCAGGGCGACCGATTCCAGCGCGATGGTCCCGTCCTTTCCCGCGCCGCGCCCAATCAGCGCGAAAGCGTCCGGCCAGCGCGGCATCCCGTCCGCGCGGTAGGTGCACAGATGCAGCCCGAAGAAAAACTCCTGCCACGGGAAAACCTGGTCGAACGGGAAGTACTTCGCGAGGCCGAGGTAGTGCTCCAGCTGCGCGGCGTCCGTGTGGATATCCTCCGTCTCGAAGCACCGCCTTACATGCACGGCCAGAAGACGCTGTTCCTCGCACGAGCGGATTTCCCCGGATTCTACCATCTCAATGTACCGCAGGATATGCGGGTTAATCTCACAGTTCATCTTCCTCACCGCCCGTTGACGGCTTAATCCCCAGCGCGTCCAGCAGCTTCAACATCTGTGCGTTGACCTTTAGCTGCTGGTCGATGGATTCGTTTCTCTTCATGTTGCTCACGCCGGTGTTCGACGTGTACTCCACCACTGCCCCACGGGCGGCGATATCCTCCATCAGCTCGTTTTTGGTGTCCCACATGCTCATGTAATCGCCGACCAAATCGATATAGTACTCCCCAACCGTGCCGTCACTCTCCAACTGGTCAAGGAGGTCCTGGCGGATTCTCTCGCGCAGATCATTCTTTTTTGCAGTACCCTTCTTCATGTTTCACCTTCTCCCGCGCGGAACTTTATGAATTGTCGTGGACCCAGCCGAGTCAAACGCCATCGCATTAATTTTCGTTTTATTCGACCGGGGGTATCACCATTGCTCTTTCGTAATGGGCGCTCTTTTCTTGTTTTGCCTCATGCGTTCGGGGTGCTGTTCTTCATGGCACTTATCACAACAGGAAACCAACTGCCTCTTCCGGTTCCCATTGTCATCTATGTAATACTTAGAGAGCGCAAGCTCCGGATGCCTACGCACATGGTTAATATGGTGCACTATAGTCGCCCGCGTGTATATTCCCTTATCCTTGCAGAACTGGCATTCGTATTTATCTTCCGCCAGCACTTCCGCCCGCAGGCGCAGCCACTGCGCACAGGTATAAAAGCGATGCAGATCATCGCTCTCTACGCACGCTTTGACATCAACGCTCACGATCGCACCTCACCAGAGCCCTAATTATTTCCCTTTGCGAATCTGTCAGCGACTTCCCGATGATTTCCTGGATATACAATTCCAGCGGTGTTTCCACTCTTTTCGGTGTCATGTTATGCGCCCTGAAATAACTTGTGTCCCAATCAGGCCTCGGTTCCACCGTCGTTGCTGGTCTGATATTGCCCGCCTCCGTCCATGTCGTCACGCGCTCCCCAAATCCAGTTGTTACACACGCGGCCTGGAATGATCTTCGGGGATTCCGCCGATTCTTTGCTTTCGTATACTGCTGTCTTTCCAGCGTGTCAGCGCCTTGTACTTCGGCGCACGTTGGGCGCGCCGACCTTGACTAATCGGCTCCCGCGAATATGCAGGCGACGCTCAATTCGTCACCGGCCAACGCTCTTGTGGAAAGGGCGGGAATCGAACCCGCATTACATGTCTCTGGCCTTTGAGCTACCTTCCCATGTGTGCCGGTCTTTCTCGGCTGTCAGGAATACCCCAGCGCGACTACCACATGACATGCTGGTTTTAAACCCTCGCGTTCTCTGGCGGCTATTCCGTGATAGGCTTCTTATCGCTTGGCCATGCGTCCGGCTCTCACGGATGGGTGCTGCCCAGCAGTAAACCCCGCGACTAATGCCGGTCCCCGGATAGTGGGGCGGCTTCGTCGAGGGATCGTTCAACCCCGATGTCGGTATTCCGAAATCGGTTTGTATCCCACCCGGTTTGCACGGTTTCCCCACTTGTTTAACGCCCGTTGGTGATTCCCTTTAGGCGGGTCGCGGGCTTCGCAAGTCTCCGCAACACGGTCATATCGCCGTTCCGGGTTCGCGCGCCCTTCGCGGCATGTTGCCGGGATTACCCGCCCGGCTCGGGAAGGAGGTAAAAGTATGTGGTCAGATTTTGGTGTGCCCGTCTATGCTGTCCTGCACCATACACGCGCCCTCTGCAAGCGTCGCCAGACTGCCTTCAAGGGCTTTGATTCTCCCGGCGAGTTGTTCCCTCTCATCCCCTCTGGCGTGCCGCAGACGGCCTTGCAAGTCCTCGACGCGCCGCCGTATCGGCTCTGCTCCGGAAAGGTACTCTTCCCGCAGGGTCTCCATGCTCTTTTCTTCCATGGTTATCTCCCGAACAAAACAAAAATGGGCTACAAGCATCTTTGCTCGTAGCCCACTCGGCTGTTATCCCTGACCGTTTACAGGGACCAGTATTCTATTTACCTGCTTACGTTCCGCTATGACAATTTCGTTTTTCAGCCTCTTGATCTCCGCAGTGTTCCCGTTGTCTACAATCCGCTTGATTTCGGCAATCATCTCAGGAGTTAAGTCCACTGTTTGTATACCCCCATTATACCATAATCGTCACTATACAGCAAGTACTATCTTGTACGATACTTATTCCTCCTTCTGTGCTCCACGCCAAGCTCCAAGCACGTCCGCAAGTCTCGCCCAAGTGATATAATCCATTCTTGACCGGGCGAACTCCATAAGCTCATCAATAGCCTCTAAGACTTCTTCAGTGGGTTCGAACCATGTGTCTTCGTAGGCTTTCAACTGCTCCCAGACCCTACGTTGCGAGCACATTCCATCCTCGCAAAAGCTACCGCCCGGTGTCTCAGAGCACTGTGCAATATCGCAAAACAATCCTTCAAAGGTCAATCGCTCCATGATATCTCTCCCCTCTGTACCCATAGCGTCCGAGGAATGCCTTTTTCTCCTGATTGGTCATGGCTCCTCCAAAACTAGCATTTATCAGTTCGGCTCGATCTTCACGAAATTGTATGCTGCGATCGCCCCATCCTGCATAACGACTCGGATGATATCCGGATACGGGGTACGCGGATTACGGCCGTAGGTTTCTTCGATCGATGTCTCCGGGTATACTCCGATGTGCGACGCCTCGCACGCTTTGATTTTTTCCTCATTGGTCGATGTCCGCCCGCAAAGGCAACAGGTATAATATTTTTTCGTGGTGATCTCCATTATTCTTCCTCCTTTAATTTACCGCCACAGCAAAATGGATTTTCTATTCTTGCAATGTGAAACGTACCTTCCGTTAAGCAATCCCCATGTAATATACATTCCCTGCAATAGCAAGCGCCGGCGGCATGGACGGGGTCGACGGTGGGGGCATCCTCAATCGCCTTGGCCAGGTCTCGCTTTTTCCAGGTGTGATACTGCGGGTGCCGCAATATGCGGTCGGAACAAATCAGCTTATCCATCATCGCACCTCCATATATTCTGCAAGTCCCGTCTCCGGGTTCAGCAGGCGGTCGTGGTATTTGCCGTAGTAGTCAATTGCTTTCATGACCTTGTTTTCCTTTCGGGAATTTATGGTATAATGTTTCCAAAGTGAGGTGTGCGTTATGAACCGCTTGATTCCTATCCAGTATCACAGCCGCCATTACCCACCCGGCATCAACCCGTCTATTTCGGAAATCGCCGGGCATTTTGACATCACTCCGAAGACGATAAAAGGGGATTACTCTCTGCACACCGAGTTCAGCTACGGAGCCCGATCTTTTAAATCTCAGGCCGTCCAGGGGCTTCAAGCTATTTTGAATGCTCAACGGGGCGGTATACCGCAGCTCTGGAAGTCCAAAGAGTGGGCGGAGGAATTTGCGGCTTACGTCAAGGCTTTCGCGGGGAGCCACCCGCCAAAGATTATCGAAATCCATCCGCCTTTTGCAGATTACTGCGACCTCCCGCACTTCATTGAGATTTACAGGGTTTTCGAGGCGGAAATGCTTTCCACGTTCCCCGGTGTGCAAATCCTCATCGAGAACCGCAACGGCACGAACTACGCAGGTCCGGGATTTGTCCTCTGTCACGCGGGCGACCTGCTCTCCTTCTCTGAGTTACTGGATAGCAGTGGCCTGGGCCTGAAGATCACGCTGGATCTCCCGCAGTTTATCACCGCCCACGGCTTCCGTAAAAGCAGCGCCGCCGAAATGTGCCGGGTTCTCGGGAGCATGCGGGATATTCGCCACAATATTTTCGGTCTCCACCTGTGGGGCAAGAAAGGTGGGGCGGCTCACAGCGGTGACTTGACCAGCTTTTTCCGAGGAGATCAGGATATCAAGCGGTTGTTTTTGAATACCGTCCACGATTGCTTTGATGATGATTTCCCGCGGTACTTCGTCCCCGAGGTCAACGATTGCGACCAGTCGCTGCACTCGATCATTGACGATCTGTTATCAGCGGGGTTTGTTTTTGATAAAACCAATAACGTCTGATCCCTGCCGCCTATCAAGGCGGCATTTTTTCGTCGTCCTGCCAACCCTTGCGCATGTAGTAGTCGTAGATTGCCTGCGTAACCTTCTGGCGGGCTTCTTTGATCTTTGTGCGCTCGTTGTTGCTCACATATTTTGCGCATGAATCGATTGACCGGCCCTCGAAGAACAGATTGATGATCTCGCCATCCGTAAGAATCCTGACGTTACCCGGCGCTTTACACTTCGCCACTTCTTCCCGCCTCCCACTCCCGGTAAATGCCGACCCAGTCGTCCAGCCGCATTGTCACGAGCCATGCCGAGTGATTCCTCCGGTGCATCACAACGGGAAGTTCCCCGTCCCGCGCGTCCGCAATCGACTGCGACATTGCATCCTCAAGCTGTAGCCGCTCTACACGTTTGCATTCGATATGTATCCCCGGAAGTCCGACCACATCGGCGGAGCCATCCGATCCGCAATACTGCTGTCCCCTGCGGCTGTTTCCGTATCCGTATTCGCGCAGTTCCGACGCCAGTTCCCGTTCCCCGCGCTTTCCTTTCTCACGGCTGTTCATGGTTTCATGGCCTTCTCATCCCGGCATATCCTGTAACCAGCCCTGATCATGGCTTTTTGCGTCTCCCGATCTGGTACGCACCGCTCGGATTCCGTCCACATGACCACCTTGCCGTTTCTCCTAACCTCAAATTTCATCTCGCATATTCCTCCATCATGGCGTAGTCCTCTGGTCCCAACCGGACGGCAAGGGCAAGATTCACCGATTCCACCGACCGCCGCAGGATTTCCGCGATCTCCCGGGTATCCATCCCCTCCCGGTGCCACTTCTGGCAGAGGTACGCGGTGTCCACGGTGTGTTCCCGGTCCTTGTCCCGC